CTGGGTGCTGAAACGCTGAAGAACATGGCTGCGACCAAGGCCGCCACTGCCGCTACCCTTCAGAAGGCGGTGGCTGATGAAGGGGCTGCCGTGGCCGCACAACGCGCAGCACTGGCTGAGCTGGAGCGCACCCGCGCTGCTGTGGCCGCAGCAGAGGCCAACCTGGCAGCCACGGCAGCAGAGGCCAAACGTACCGCAGCCGCGGCTGCTGCTGGCGCAGGACTCACCCGGCAAGCCGCCCTGGATGCAGCCGCCACCCAGGCAGCGGCTGCGCATGCCGCCGCCGAAGTTCGACTGGCCACCGCGCTGCAGGCACGTGCAGTGGCCAGTGGCGCTGCTGCCTCTGCGACCCAAGGGTTGACGGCGGCCACTGCCGCCAGTGCAGCCGCCTCTGCTGCGGCAGGTGCGGCATCCAGCTTGCTGACCCGTAGCCTGACAGCCGTTGTTGGTGTCGGCGGCCGTGTTGTCGGGCTGCTCGGTGGGCCGGTGGGCATCGCCATCTCGCTGGCACTGGCAGCCACGATGTTCCTGGACTTCGGTGACAAGGCCGAAGCGGGCATGAACAAGGCCGCCGAATCGACGGAAAGTGCTGCGGCGCGAATCCGTGTTGCTACGCGCAATCTGCTCAATGACATGCAACTGGGCGATGTTTCCCAGGCCAGCTATGACCAGCTCGGGCAGGCCATCGAGCAGCTCGAAGCACAACTGAAGGCCGCTGAGCAGTTGCTTGCCGATGCACAAATGCAGGCAGACAGTGACGTGCCCATGCCGCCTGGCGTTGACCTGCCCAACTTAAGGGAAGCCGAGGAGCGTGTGCGCTCACTGCGCAGCGCCATCCAGCAACTGCAGCATGAGCGCGCTGGCGAGCGCTTCGACCCTGTGCGCAAGGGCGAGGAATACCTCGACAACCTGGTCAAGCAGCATCAGCGCCTGCAGCAACTGAGCAGTAGCGAACAGGCCATGGCCTACCTGCGTGCCAACCAGATCGAGGCCAGCTCCGAACTGGGCCGCAAGATCCTCGCGCAAGCCGAAGCCAACGACCGGCTTGATGCCAGCAACCGTGCCGCCATAGAACGCGAGCGCGCCGCCGAACAGCAGCGCAAGGCCAGCGCCCAGGCTGCCGAACAGTTGCTGCGCTCGCAACTGAGCTATACCCAGGGCCTGGAAAAACAGGCCGCAACCCTGGGCATGACCGCCGCCCAGGTGCGTGCTTACGAGCTAGCCGAAAAAGGCCTGACCGGCACCCTGCAGGCACGTGCCCAAGCGGCACTGGCACTGATTGATGCCGCCGAGGCCCAGCGCCAGGCTGACGCCAACGCCCGAACGAATGCGGGTCTGGAAGCTGAGTTCCTGCGTGCTGCAGGGCGCGAGACAGATGCTGCACTGCTGGAGATCCGCACCAAGTTCGCCGGCATGCGTACCGAGTTCGAGAAAGCCGGCAACGAAGCCGGCCTGGCCTGGCTGGATAAGCTGATCCCGGTAGCCGAAGCCAAGGTGCGCGTCGACGACGTTACCCGTCAGATGGATCGCATCCTTAATGATGCACAACGACAAGAGCAGTCGGTCAACGTGCAGCAGGATGCCGGCCTGATCACCGAGCTGCAGGCGCGCGAACGCATCCTGGAAATCCATCGCCAGACATACGCTCAACTGGAACAGATCCGACCGGTGCTGGCTGAACTAGCGCAACAACCAGGTGTTGTCGGCGAGGCAGCTGCCCAGGCGCTGTACGCGCTCGATGCGCAGGCGCAGCGTCTGATGGCCACCACCACGCTCCTGCAGGAGACTCTACGCGACGGGCTGACTACCGGCCTGACCGAAGCACTCACAGGCCTGGCACGCGGCACCATGACCCTGCGCGAGGCCATCAGCGCCCTCGGCCAGAGCGTGCTCGATGCGCTCACCCGCATGGCCGCCGAGAACCTGGCGCAGTCCATCACCGGTGGCGTGATGGGTCTGTTTGGCGGCGGTGGTCAGGATGGTGCTGGCCTCACCACTGGGGCGGCAGCTGTAACGACATCGGCCGGCGCGCTCAGTGCTGCAGGCGGAACGCTTCTGACCGGTGCTGCAGCAATCCAGACCGCGGCCGCATCGTTGGCAGCGGCTAATGGAGTAACGGGTGTTTCCAGTGCTGCATCCGCCAAAAGTTCAGGCAGTACGGGCGGCAGCGGATGGTTGGGCTTGGTAACCAGCGCAGCCAGCCTGTTTATGGCTGACGGGGGTAAGGTCAAAGGACCGGGGACACCCACAAGTGATTCCATTCTGGCCGCGCTATCGACCGAAGAAGTGGTGATCCGCGCAGCTTCTGCAATGCAACCAGGTGCGACCGACTTTCTCCTGGACTTCAACGCGCGGGGCATGCAGGCGCTGCACGACTGGGCCTTTCAGTACGCCTACCACCACAACACTGGCGGCCTTGCCGGCGTGCCGGCACCGGCCTTGCCGTCGCCTGGGCTGGCAAACACCCGCCTGGCCGAGCCGGCGAAGGCTGCAGGCGCGACCCTCAACAACAAGCAGAACTTCTACCTGGTCGACGACCCGAACCGGATCGGCGACGTGATGTCCGGCTCGATCGGCCAAGAGGCGATCGCGGTGGCCATCTCTCGCGAGCCGGGCAAGTTCCGCCAAATCCTAGGACTGAACCCCTGATGCCTCATCAAATCAGCTTCGTCGACAACTCGGGCGGCGTACTCGCCCACTACAAAATGTTGGAGACCATCCGCGACTTCGCCTCGGCGAACGGCTGGGCGGTACTGCGCTATGACACGGTGCCGGCCAACCGCGAGTTGATCCTCAAGGGCGTGGGCTACACCGGTGAAGAGGAGATCTTCGTCGGCTTTCGCACGTACCAGAACTCCTCGGCCGACTGTTAAAACCTGGTTGCGGCTGTATTCACCGGCTACGTGCCGAGCAACACGTTCGACACCCAGCCCGGCGCGCGCCTGAGCGGCGTGCCGGCGCACAATAACCGCATTGACTACTGGTTGACGCTGAATCCGCAGCGCATCGCGCTGGCGATGAAGGTGGGGACTCCGGTTTACGAGAGCGCCTATGTCGGCAAGTGCCTGCCCTACGGCCGCCCAAGCCAGTACCCGTACCCGGTTGTTTGCAGCGGCATGCTCAATGGCACGCCCGCTACCCGGTTCAGCGACACCACTACCAACCACTCGATTGGCTACAAGGGCAACTCAGCGCGTCTGGGTCTGCGCAGCAATGACAACTGGCTGAACGCCCACAGCTACCCCTGGACCAACACATTACTGACGGGGTCGGGCACCCAAATGCGTGACACCGGGGATGTGTATCACCTGCTGCCAGTTGAGTTGCACAACAACAGCAACAACCTCTGGGGTGCGCTGGACGGCATCTACTACATCAGCGGATTCAACAACGCCGTCGAGAACACATTGACGATCGGCGGTGATGACTACGTTGTGATCCAGGACGTACACCGCACCGGGTTTACCGATTACTACGCGATGAGGCTCGACAGCTAATGGCATACGTCAACGGTTCTGCCGTCACCCTAGACGCCCTGCGCACGGCAATTTTCTCGGCATGCACTGCAGAGGGGTGGAGCCTGAGCGGTGACGTGCTCTCGAAATCCGAGATGTTTGCACGCTTGCAGGTTGTGAGCGGCACGCTGCGCCTGTTGGGTGGAACAGGCATCGACGGCAGCAATAACCTCACGGGCGCAGCCGGGAGCTTTGTATCGATCGGCGGCTTGAGCATCGACTATCCGTTGGCCTACGAGATCTTCGTTTTCGACGCTGAGATCTACGTAGTCGTCAACTACGGGGTTGATCGCTACCAGTTCTGCGCATGGGGCAAAACGACTGTTGCGGGCGTTGGCGGCACAGGCATGTGGTTCGGTGCAACCATGTCCTCGAATCTGGCTGCATCGCTGGCCATTTCGTTCGCCGGAAACACCGCCATGCCGAGCGGGGCGTTGTTCTGGTTCTCCTGGCCAAATAGCACAACTCAAACCATGTACCTCCATCACGGGCTGGACGGTGGCGGGTGGGCCACGGGTAACGCGCTGGCTGGTGCGAGCAACACGATCAACGACCTGCTCTCGCTACTGCCAAATTCGTGGAATAGCGAAGCGGTGCTGATACCTGCTCGTCTCTATTTGAGCAGGCCCAGCAGTAAGTACTCACTGATCGCGGATGCAGAGCATTTTCGCCACGTGCGCATCGATAATTACGAGCCTGGGCAGGTGATCACGCTCGGCCCTGACCGTTGGAAGGTTCTGCCGTGGCACCGCAAGGATGCAGCAAACAGAAACGGCGGAAGTGGTATCCAGCATACGGGCACGTTCGGCTGGGCCATCCGCTATGAGGGGCCATAAGTGGCCATTCTGACTGGAGCGCTGCCGACGCCGACCCTGGGCGGTATCGTTAATCCATTACTGTCCACTGAGCTAGACGCCTACGCATGGGTTGCAATGCCCTATGAGTCCCTGGGCACCGCGCGACCAGGCGGAGCGGTGGTGGTTGTAGACTGGCCGGTAGCTGCGAATGGGCAGGCTCTGGCTGGCGAAGCACGCGGATGCTTCGTTGATGACTATTACCACCGCGTTCACATCAACCCCGCACAGATTGATCTGGGCAACGTAGTTTCAGCTCAGACAACGCCGGTATTCCTGTGGAATGCGTTTCTGGAGCCGCGCACCCTGCTCGATATTGTTGGTACCGACGAGGGCGTGTTGGTCAGCGGTCAGCCATCTCCGCCTTTATTGTTCCCTGCGCTGAAAGAGCTGGAATGGCAGATCACTGTCACGCCTGACGGCCAGCCCGTGCTTGATACCGTTGTTGCATGGGAGTTCGACAACGGTCGTTCTGCCGGCCTGCGTATTACAGCCAACCGCATCATCGCTTGGACATTCGTGCCGGACTGGGGTGATGGCATAGTTGAGCGGCTCACAGCCGCCACTGACATCCTGCAAAGTGAGTCCGGTGTCAGCCAGCGCCGCAAGCTGCGCGGCTCGCCGCGGCGTGAGTTCAATTGCGCAATGTATGCAGAGGGTCGTGAGCGGCAGCTGCTCGACCTCGCGTTGTTTGGCTGGAGCGACCGCATATGGTCGATTCCGATCTGGCCCGATATCCAGCTGCTCGATGTTGGCATCGGCGCCGACGTCGACTTCATCCCCTGTAGCACCCAGCACCTGGACTTTCGTGCCGGCGGCCTGGCAATGCTGCGTGGCGAGGACGCATTCACCAGCGAGACTGTCGAGATTCTCGAGGTACTCACCAATGGCCTGCAGTTGAAGCGCAACACTCAGCTAGCCTGGCCTGCCGGCTCAAGGATCTATCCTGCGCGTGCGGCGCAACTGCTCGAGGAGCCATCGCTCAGCAAGTTGACCGATCGCCTGGTCGAGGCCGAGGTGCGCTTCCTAGTGGTCGAGGCCTGTGACTGGCCTGAGTGGCTGCCGGCCACCTTATATAGAGGGCGGCCGGTTTGGGATCGCCGTCCCGATGACACCGAGGACCTCACCCATGCGGCCGAGCGCTTGCGTTCGACGCTCGACAGTGGGTTCGCGCAGCCATTGATCACCGACACCGCCAAGCGCGCCTTCCAGGTGCTCAGCCAACGCCATCTCGACCTCGGCCGGGAAGCTCGTGCGCTGGTGCGCTCGTTCATCTATGGGATGTGCGGCAGGCAGAAGGTGGTTTGGGTGCCGAGCCACATGGATGACCTCACCGTCGTCGCCACGGCCTCTGCGGTGGCCACCACCATCGACATCGTGAACATCGGTTACACCAGGTTCAGCAACGGCAAGCCAGGCCGACGCGATATTCGCATCGAGCTGTGGAACGGCACGGTGCTGATGCGCCGCATCACTGGCGCGACCGAGCTGGATACCCAAACCGAGCGCCTGGTGCTCGATGCCGCCGTAGGTATCGAGCTGCGGCCTGACGACATCGCGCGGATCAGCTGGATGAACCTGATGCGGTTCGAGAGCGACGTCCAGGAGATCGAGCACATGACCGACAGCCAAGGCGTTGCCGGCTGGGCAACGGTGTTTCGCGAGGAGCGTGACGATGAGTTTTAACAGCCGAGAGAACTCGCTGGACGATGGTGCCCCGATCAGGCTGTACCAGTTCAGCAGAGGCGTCATGCGCTGGCTCTACACCAGTGGAGACCGAGACGAGGTCGTGGGCACACAGATCTTCCGCACGCTTCGCGGCGGTATCTCGGACGATGGGATTCGCCAGACAGGTGAAGCCAGCGTCGAGCTGCTCAAGATCACCGCGCCGGCCGACCTCGACGTGGCCACTCTCTATCGAGGGGTACCGCCGTCGAACGAGATCGCCCTGACGATATTCGACAGGCATGCGGGAGAGGACGAGCAGGTCGTCAGCTGGGTGGGCAGTATTCAGAGCGTGAACTGGCCGAAGCGCGACCAGGCTCAGCTAGTTTGCCAGCCGCTATCAGCGCGCATGTCGATGCAGGG